CGGAAAAGTCCATACCCGACTTAATATTTGCTAACTCTTCATTCATCTTATCACCAAAAGATTTAAGCATCTCTACCGGCATATCTTTCATCGTTTCAAAAATATCTGTATACTTTGAGATTATTTTTTCTGAATCGGGAGTAATTGAATCATAAAGACTTACTGCATATGATGCCTGTCTAGATGCTAAGTCATCAATATAGAATAAATCTAAATTATATTGATCGATTGCCGCTTTTGCCTCCATATCTGCATAAGCATCGAGATATTTTAATTTATTATCATACTCATCAATTGCCTCTTTTGCTTGCAATTCTGCGTAAGAGTCAAGATAACCTTTTTGTATTTTGATCTCTTCTTGATGTGCTTTTTCTCTTTCGGCTGTTACTTTTTTTGCGTTAGCGTCAGCTTTTTTACGTGCGGCTTCTTTTTTATCTTCGTTTTTCGTAAAATCTGCTAAATCTTGATTTCCTCTATTGCGTTGAGCGTCACTATCTTTTTGAGTTTCTGCTGTTGCAGTCATTACCTTATTGATTCGAGTGTCCCAGTATGCTTCATCTTTTTTTGCATCGGCACTTATCTTGTCCCATGCGAATTTTGCACCTGATAAGTCACCTTCTGCTAATAATGATGCGGCGGCTCCAAGATTACCTAGAGCGTGACCAGCCATAGAAAATGATCCTGCAACGATATATCCAAGATTTATGGCTACCTTCATGCCCTTTGCTAGATCATCTCCTAGTGTTTGCCCTGTTTCTTTCCCCTCTTTTGCTACGTCGGTGAAATCATTTGCTATAGCACTAAGTGTAGGTGAAAGGCTAGAAGCCATTTGCATCCAAACTGCATCAACCGCTAGCCCAACTGTAGTCAATGAATCATTGAACTTTTCAGCCGCCTGAGCAGTATCTTGATCCATTATTCCTGAATACTCACGTAGTGCATCACTCCCACCATTTAAAAGAGGGATCATGTCAGCACCTGATTTGCCGAATAGCTCCATCGCCAAAGTGGATTTTGCTATCCCGTTAGGCATGGATTTGAATTTATCTGCTACCTCGAGTAAATACTGATCGGACATTTTCAAATGCCCCGATGAGTCCTTAAGCGAAATACCGAGATTTTTGAGTGCGTTTTCGGTTCCGCCTGCTCCTGTTTCTGCAGTTCCTAACCCTTTATTGAATTTTAGGAGTGATTTTTCAAGTATATTCATGTCTATATCTGCAAGTTTTCCCGCCGCTTGCATAGCATAAAGAGCATCGACGGAAACGCCGACTTTTTGAGACATTTTATTGAGGGAATCGGCAAAATCTAACGTGTGCTGAATACTTCCCTTGATCGCGTCAAAAGTAAAATACCCAGCAATTGCGGTTCCGGCTGTTTTGGCTACGTTCTCCATTGTCTTTGTAGATGACTGCATGATACCTACTGCGGTATCCATCCCCTTGCGGAGTTGTGCAGTGTCAGCGGCAATTATAATATCGAGTGCGCCAAGTGCTGCCATTTTTATCCCTTTTTATACGGTTGTCATAGCCTTAATGAGTTTTGCTTCCCATCCGCTATTCTTTTCTTCTTCGTAATCTTTGTCTTTGTACATCATAAAATCGGTAGGGCTTGAATCTGACCCCGCTATGCTTACTGATAAAGAACAAAGTGAAGCGTGTCTCATGTCGTTCATTTTCTCTTCGTTACCAAAGGGTTCAAGGGCATAAAATTCAATCCATTGATCAAACTCTTCACTGCTCATTTCACTCTCAAGTCTTTCGACTGTCATCCCAAGCTTTAACGCTAGACGGAAGCGGAATCTTCTTGTTTCGTCGAGCTTGGATTTAGTACGTTTCCCAATTCATTAAAAATTCGGTCGACAACTTCCGGTGCTTTTTTGGATAAAATTGTTTTGATCTCTTCATTGTTAAAAAGTCTTACTCCATCTTCATCACACAATGCATAACCCACGGTATGGAGTTTAAAATCTGACGCATACTTTTCAGCCTCAACCGTTTTATATGGGACAAATTCGCCTTTTTTATTATGTTCTCCAAGCATGGAAAATAACGCGCGTAAATGATCTTGTTCGATTACGCTTGTACTTTTAACGTGAGCGAACCCGCCCCATTCAGGAATATCTAATTTCCCATACTTTAGGTCTTTTACGCCGCTAATTGCGTTTTTATCGAGAGCCATTAGCTTGCCGCCGTTTCTACAGGTGCGCCGCTAAACTGTACTGTAAACTCAAGCATAAGCTGTGCGCCCTTGCCTGACGTGATTGAACGTGCTGAGATATACCCTTGACGGACGATAGTTGTACCTGTTCCAGTTGTCGGAGTGACTTTATTAGGAAGTACGAGTTTAAAGCCTGTAATGGCACCTGAATCCGCAAGTGTCTTAACGCGTTGTTGACCAGCTCCGTTAGTAAAGTTACATTTAAACGAAACTTCTGGTGCATCTCTCAGCGAATCATTAATATATTCTTTATACCCAACGCTATCAATACTTGTTACATCAATTTTCCCCGTCTTATCCCCTAAAATACCAGGAATGTCGATGATCTCTTCGATAGCGATATATGTTCCTGCGACAATAGTTTCAACGCTGAAAACTGTACCGAGTGAATTTTTTGCAGCTGACATGTGAGTCTCCTATTTTTTAATAATTTTGTATTCTATGCCATCAAATAATGACACCTTAAAAAGCTGTCAAATTAGACAGCTTTTTGGTATAAAACTTTTTTCGATTACACTTGACTTTTAAACGGCTCCGACCACATCATCCGATAGGATGTAATCGATCAACTGTACATGGAGGAGCGATTCGGGTTCATAATCTTCCATATGCATGACTTTATTCCCCTTACCGCTCATCGCTGTTTTAATAGCTTCAGCGATAAGCACCGAATCTTTATAGGTTTTTGCAAACACTTTGATCTGAAACCGACCCATGTCGAGGCTCTCGGTTCCGTCCATCGTTCCTGTATCTAAACTGCTGATCCGCTGGAACGTGATATAGGGTACGGAAGTACCCTGCGGTGCTACGAGTGGGAATGCGCTCATACCGACTTGAGGAATTGTTTTTAGAATATCGAAAAGACCGATGGCAATCATTTGACAACCTCATGAAGTTTTGATTTGATCGTATTGATCACGGCATTTAGCACATCTTCCCCCGCTTCATCGTATGCCGGACGCATAAATGGATGAGCCGGCATTTTCGACGTTCCAAACTCTTGGAACCGACCGTAAAAGATACTGATCCCTTTTTTCTTATTTCCGGTTGGGCGCACTTTGAATGCAATCACTCCGGGCTTTGCTTTTGATCCACTAACTTTGATAGATTTTTTCAAATCCCCTTTGTCAACTGGTACATAGTCTTGAGCTTTTTTCTTGATAACATTTGCCCCTTGACGAATAGCAGCACGAATCACCCTCTTTTCGAGTTTGTCAGGGAGGGCAGTGAGATTTTTAATCAACTCTTCGAGCCCTTTGACCTCAGAACTCATAAAATCTCCTTTGCCACGATGAACAACTCAACACTTTTTTCATCTTTGTTCTGCACATCGAGGATGTCGAACGTCCGAGTACCAAATTTAATCTTATGCTTTCGAGTAACCCCTGCTACGAATCGGCATTTGATCTGAGACGTTGCCTCAGCAAAGAGTTGATTGCTCATAAAGCGTTCTCCCCCGCTGATCGGTTTTATCTCAGCTCTAGCATCATCAAAATGTGTTTCACCCTCAGAAGTACCGCCGAACTCATCACGCCCATTTCCGATTGTAACAAACTCGATTTTGTGGCGCATACTCCCCGATCTCATAGTGATATCACCCGATATTTACTGATTAGATAATCGTTATAGTTATTTTGGATCGATGTAACCGATACCCCTACCACAATCTCTTCACGATGCTCGAACAGTGTTGAGATGCGAATCATCATCCATTGCTTAATCGACTTTGGAACCGATTCCGCATCCGTATATCCCGCTGAAAATGTCACGCGAACCGCATTCACCATCCAACTAATGGACGGGTATGAAGCATCATTGCGACGAATTACTACTCCGGGCTCTACCGTAGTATCCACCATGTATTTTGATGTATCGAGTAGCACATAGCTATCCGATCCGTCAGGGATATACTCGATTTTCTCCACTGCATGAAGAGGTGGTTTTTTGATCTCAAAACGGTCCGGTAAAATATCCATCGTCATTTCATACGTTGCGAGCATAAGCTGACGATTGGTAATCTCTTCCGCCTGCTCCGTTGCGACACCGATCAAAAATAAAATCAGAGTATCATCATCATTACTGAGGATATTCAAATGCGCTTTTACTTCGATAAGCGTCAGCGGATCAGATATAGGAGCTGTTTTGAGAGCTAACCCCATCGTTTATACCTCAGTTTTATCAGTGCCGCTTTCGGTACCGCTTTCATTGTTTGGTTTTCCCGCGGGAAAATTTTCATCACCTGACGGATCTTCACCGTTCATCGATTTTTCAACAAACGCTTCTACCTCTTCATCGGTTAGAATAACTCCCTCAATTTGAGCCTCTTTACGTGCGACCTGACGATATAAATCAATCAGCTCCAGTGTCAAAGATTCTTTTTCAATAATGGCCGTTACCTGAGCCTCTTTTTCAGCCTCTACACGATTAGTTTGCTCGATACTGGCTAAAGCCTGTTCATACGCTTTTTTATTTGTCGGAATTGCTTGCTCCGAATGGATCAGGGAGATAGCTTCTTTAGCGGGAAGATCTATCGTTTCACCTGGGGAATGGCTGCCATCGTCACCGGATCTTCCGGTGAGCAGTTTTACTTTTAGGATTTCATTCATGATCTACCCTTTATACCGCAGCCATTTTAAGAACTTTTACCGCTTCAGGAAGCACTAATTTTCCATCAACACGCTTATCGATACGGAATCCGACATGGCCAGTCGTTGCATAAAGCTCATCCATGCGTTTCATCGACATAGATTTACGATCTTTAATGAAGTAGTAACTCATATCACCGAATGAAATTGGCGTTGCAGAAGCGGCAATATCTGGCATATTTTTATTTAGTACAATAGGACGGCCAAGCAATGTTGATGGAGCACCATTAAGCCCTTTGTTGACAAGATAGTCCCC